TTGTTTCGCACGAGCTTCTTCTGAGTGTCATCCCACACCTCGACACCACAGCGGGTCTTGCTGTACAGGACCTCGTCGGCGCCGATAATGGCCTTGAAAGCGGCTTTGATGGCGTCGTCAGAAGCGGTGTCAGCGATAGCGGCGGCGGTCGCCTGAGCCTCAGCGGTCATGCCGGCGGAGACAAGCAGGGAAGGAGTCATCTGGTATCCCAGGGCGATCTTCCACTTGCTGTGCTTCATGTCCTCGAAGAAGGAGGACTCGTTCACCTCGACGGTCACAGAGTCGTACACTTCCTTCGCGTCGCGAACCATCTTCTTGAGGTCATTGACCGGATCGGACGCCGAACCTTCAGTGGTCTTGGCTTCGGAGGTGAACCATTTCTTCGTGGAGGTCAGCGTGGTGATGTTCGCCTGGGGAATCTGGGCGCTGAAGGTGATGTTCTGGATACCGCGAGGGTTGTTGGTGTTGGTCAAAGTGACAGCGCCAGCAGACTTCATCTGGCCGACCTGATAGGAGATGGAGCCGATGTGGGCGTCCTGAATCTCGGACAGACCGCCGAAGAGAAGCTTGGCGAGGTAGTTCTTGATGCCGTCAGCAGGAGACTGGTTCATGAAGGTGGCGGACACCTGGATGTTCTGCAGGGTGATCAGCTCCTTGCGGTAGTCGTTTTCGCCCAGCTCCCAGCGAGCCTTCTGGCGAGGGATGGAACCGCTCAGGGTGTTGAATCCCTTGGTTCCGAGAGGAATCGGATCGGAGTTGAGGTCGACATAGGTCGCCATCACCTTAATCTGGTCTTCGACCTCAAGCATCTTGTAGTCGAAGTCGATCTGCGGGGTGTCCCACTCTTCGAAGCCGATTTCGTTCAGATTCTGGCTCTCGCGACGAGAGAGAACCTGCAGGTAGTACGCCATGAAGGCGTCGGACGAAGTGATGCCGTTGGAGGCCATCAGAGTGTCAAGTCCAAAATACTGATTCATAGTTCTACTCGTTTACGAAAGTGATACCAGGGAGAAGAGCCTTGACGGCTGCGGAGATGGACGGGATGCGCTTGGCGAGCACCTGGCCCTTGGTGACGACTGTGCCGGTCGCGCCGACATTTCCGATGTAGACATCCTCAAGGAGGAGGCCAGTGACACCAGTTTCAGGAGCGGCGGCGTCAGCAGCGAGGACAGTAGCCTCACCACCCATCTTCGGAACATACACGACAGAGCCGGCGGGGATGGTCGTACCCTGGGTCTGATTGTTCAGGGTGCAGCCAGCCGGATAGAACTCGTCAGTATGGAGCCAAATGGGAACCTTTCCGGCAGCGAAGTTCTGGCTGTCATTGTTGAAAGAGTTACCGTAGTTTTTCATTGGTCACAACTTTTTGGTTAAACTTACTTCTTTTCTTCGGGAGGCAAAAGACCTTCGCCTTCGAGGTACTTGACCTGGGAAGAGAAATCGAAGTTCCCACCTTTTTCGCCTTCCGACTCGAAAGGCTTGGACACATCCGTGCCCTTCCTGTTGGTGTAAACCTTGAAATACTCCATGGCCTTGTTGGAAAGTTCCTCGGCGGTCATGTTGCCACCCTTCGCTTCGTTCAGCTCGGATGCGCGTTCCCAAGCATCGTCGGCCTCGTCCTTGAACTTCGTGGTCCACTTGTTCGCGTAAAAGGTGTCCTTCGCCAGAGTCTTCGCTTCCTTCGCGGAAGTCTGCGACTTGAATGTCTCGAAAGCATCCTGGACGGGCTTAACGGCTGCGGCGACAGCATCCGCGACAATCTTTGCGATGTCGGGTTTCTGTTCTTCACCGCCCTTGCCTTCATCTCCGCCTTCCTGCTTTTCGGGATGTTTCGCCTTGTAGTCGTCGTGAACGCGCTGCAGGTCGGTCCGTTTCTGGATCTCCGAGTCGCGCATCTTCTGCAACTCCTGGGCGATAAGATTCATCGTCTCCACATTGGCAATAGCGTCGGCGATTTCTTCTTCTTTGGTGACTGTCTCTTCTTTTGCTGAGGCGATCCGGTCCCAAGCCTCGTTGCTCAATCCAAAGCTTTTATACTTCGTCTTAAGCGCTTCTGCAATTTTCTTTTTCATATATAGAAGGTTAGAATTGAATTCTTGCCGCAAATATATCAAAAAACTTGAAACAAACAAAAGTTGGGCATAGAATTTGCTTGAATGTGCCGTTATTTCTTTGAAAACCGAAAATGTTTTGCTATCTTTGTGTTCGGTAAGGACCAGTTACCGACACAAGAAACTTAAGCCCCACAACGAGTAGGCGCGTGCTGGTCCCACCGCCGAAAGTTGTGGGGATTTTTTGTATTATGGGAAAGAGACATACTCTTGATGAGTTCTTGCGGAAGGCGCATGATGTACACGGTGATAAATACTTGTATGATAAAGTAGTATATAAGAAATGGAATAAGCCAGTCGACATTATATGCCCGAAGCATGGCGTGTTTCCTCAAGCACCAGATCACCATTGCGACAGGGGGCAAGGATGTCCAGATTGTAAGCGAGAAAAACTCCGCAAGACGGTATGCGGAATCGGTATCAATGATGCAGACGAATCCGTGTTTGCTTCTGATGCGTACCAGGTTTGGACAAATATGATAAAACGATGCTATGATGAAAAAGTCATTGCGCGACGTGAGGCTTATAGGGGATGTACCGTATGCGAAGAGTGGTTAAGGTTATCTAACTTTTTGCCGTGGTATCGCGAGAACTGTAAACCCGGATATCAAATCGATAAGGATATTTTGATTAAGGGCAATAAATTGTATAGTCCCGAAACATGTTTAGGCGTTCCGCGAAGAATTAATGCTCTATTCATAAGCTCAAGGGCGGCGAGGGGAAAATATCCTATTGGAGTTTCATACAGGTATAAAAAGTATGTAGCCCAAATTAATTACGGGAACGGGAGTGTAAGTCTTGGAAGATACAATACAATAGAAGAAGCATTTTCCGTATATAAAGAAGCGAAGGAGAAGTACATTAAGAACGTGGCCCAGGAATACTATGACAAGGGAGAAATAACCAAACGAGCCTATGACGCTCTTATGCGTTACGAAGTAGAAATTACAGACTGAATTTGTTTATACCCTGCAATTTGCTATATTTGCAGGGTATGTTTCGTCTCAGAAATCATAACGCGAAGTTTCCTCCTCTTTACGAGCATGTAGAGAGGAAGAAGGCTACAGTTAAGGACAAGGGATATGATAAGGTAGGAGACTTTGTTCTTCGTGACAATATAGACCTTATGCCGCAGGAGGGGCTGCAGGAAAACCTCGCGAGATGTATGTCGAATTTGATATTTATCTGCGGCGAAGCTACCTCCGGGAAAACCTTTGGAATGATGCTAAAGGCGCTCCAAGGCATCGGGACATATGGGTACACGGCTCGACTTATCAATGTTAGAAAGCTCGACTCCGCCAAAGGTACGAGTATGCAGCGAGATGGACAGACCGTCTGGGGGAACTTTTCTAACTGCGAGGTAACAACAGGCGAACTGCCAACATTCTCCTGGCCGAAGTGGAATAATGCTATCCAATTTCTGCACGCCAACTTCAATGCGGACAACCCGCAGGAGTGGTATGATTTCCAGGAAACATATAAGAAACAACAAGCCGCCCTATTTCTTTGTGACGAGGCAACCGCTATTGAGCAGTATAAAATGTTCACATACATTTTTTCGCGAAACCGCGACTCCTCCGGAATAACGCCACAGACAATTCTTGCGTTTAACCCTCGTTATGAGCACTGGACTACATCATTTTTGTTGACAGCCGGATATATTGGAGACGATTGGCACCTGAAGCCAGACTGGGACGGAAAGACAAGATATTTCTATGTCAAGGGAGACGAGCCGGAAGATGTGCTCTGGGGCGACACGAAAGAAGAGGTGGTGGCAGCTGCCAATATCAAGCTGAACGACGAAGACCGCGCTGCTGGGTTGACAGAGGCGGATATGGTGAAGTCGTTTACGCTTTTTACCGGCCATGCTTCTGGAAACAGAAAGCTCGTAAATGCGACAGGCGGACAGTCCGTGGCGAACCTTCATAATGTCGGTGAAACTCAGCGAGCGATTCTTGCCGAAGCTTATTTTGGGCCCTCCCAGTCATCAAAAAGCACGGTCACAAAACAGATGATTCTCGACCTGGCCACGAACCCAGAAACAGACGACGAAAACCTGTATGCGACGATGGATATTTCTGGTGCGGCGTCTTCCGAGAAGCCTGACGGCTGCCAAATGGTATTATGGAAGGGGTTGCGCTTCTTTGCTATTGAAACATTTACGGGAAACATGAAGGAGTTGCCCATTTGGATAGAGGCGACCTTGGCCAAATACGGCGTCCCGAAGAATAATTTCGCGTTTGATGCCAGCGGTTTGGGATTCTTCCTTAAAGACTATGTGAGCGCAAATCCTATTACTGGTAACAAGACACCAATCCAGGAATACGACGAGAATGGAAACCCCGTTACATTAGAGCAATATTTTAATGTTCGCAGCCAGTTACTTGGCAAAACAAAGGTGCTTATACAAACAGGGAAAATGAGTACCAGCATGGACCTAAACACGCGTATCCCCTATGGAAAGAACGCTGAACTTAGGACCATTCGTGACATTCTGTTCGACGCAACGGACCTTTTTGTTACAACAAAGAAGAATAATAGACTCTATTATTTATCGAAGCTAGAATACAAGGCGCGGCATCAGAAAAACTCTCCAGACTTAATGGATACCATCTGCCTTCGTTCCTACTTCGAGCTCGACGCTCGTCCCAAGAAGCAGCCGTCTCCGGAAATCGAAGACGACGCTTATGATGGGCTTTATGAAGATTATAGCGACGGACGCGCCGTTATATATATATAGAAAAATATAAAATCGCGATTTTAACCGATGAACATCAGTGAACATTTAAAGAAAGACTATTGGGTGCGGAGGGTCACACCCGATAGCGCCGGCATGTATCCGCCGTTGGGAGGGAATTCTGGATACAGAATTCCGAGAACTGCAGGATTTGGAGTTGGGTATGTAAACCTTACCCAGGATAACTTCCTTAACGAGCTTTACCCAGAGGCCCACAAGATTAGCTCGAAGTACATGAGCCAGAGGCCGATTTACAAGCAAACCGACGAAACCGATCCGAAGACCGGGAAAAAGAAGTGGGTCCTCGACGGTTATGACGAGGTCGAAACTGTCGCTCTGGCCATCCAGGAAATGATTGTTTCAAAGAAGGTCGCGCATTTGACCGGCGACAACTTCTGGGTGGCCAGCGAATCGAAAGAGAATGAGGAAGCGTTTCAGAAGGTGGAGTCTTGGATGGACTATGCCGGATTCTGGGACGCCTGGTGCGAGGCCGTAGGGTATTGCGAACGGACTGGAGATTCCGCCCTGTATTGGTGGTACGACGGGAATACGATCAACTACGAGGTCTTTTCCTACGAGAAAGGCGACACTTTATATCCTGGTGTAGATGACGATGGAAAGCCAACCTTATACAGGTCATACACTCTCAACGGAAAGCCCGCTGTCGATGTATTCACGGTGAAATATCGCGAGACCTGGGTAAAGGTCGACACAGACGATGATAGCGGCAAGGCATGGATTGATAAGGTGCTTCGAATCATCAAAAACAACACTAGCTTCAGCGAGGTGTCCGAAGATGGGTACAAGATGATTTCCAGAAAGGAGGCGCAGATTGGGAATGACATCCTGCAGGTAGTTTATTTCCGTGTGCCAGACATCGCAACAGGACCGGTCCAAGGAAGCATCGAGAAATTCGAAAAAGCACTATCCTATGTGTCAGAGGAAGTAAAGACAAGCGCATTCCCGATCCTTTTCCTCAAGAGTGAGAAGATTACTACGCTACCTCCGTCTAAGATCAATGGCAAGACCATCGGCGTAAGAGGAACTGCGGACTCGCTGGCACATGCTGACGGTAAGTACCTGGCCCCGCCAGACGCTTCCAATATCGCAACTCTCAATTTGAATACTCTTTGGAACAATATCCTCCGAGGTTCACTCTCTGCGCTGGTCGAGCCGGTCGATATTCGCCAGGGAGCAGATAGTAGCACGACCATCAAAATCATGTTTGCGCCGGACATCCAGTGGTGTAAGAACCGGTGGAAGTTCTATGCAAAGCCGGTCCGGCAGCTCGTCGAGGTGTTCAAGCGCCTGGTCGGCAAGGCCGAGGGTAATATCATGACCTATGGCGACCTCAAGATTTCCTGCGGACAAAATATTTGGATCCCGCAGAACGAATCAGAAAGAATCAAGATGGAGCTCGATCAGTATTATGCCGGTGTGAAGTCCCGCAAGGCGACGATGTCCGATATCGGGAACAGCCATCTGGGCGACGCAGAGCAAATCATGAAGGAGAAGGAGGAGGAAAAGGCTCTGGACGCGAAATATAAGACGACAACGCAGACCAACGATCCGAATGTCCCGAACGTGACAAACCAGGCACAGAACCAGCCGAGAAACAAATAAATCAGAGCGCTCCAAATCGGGGCGCTCTTCCATATATAGTTAGGCAAAGCTTGTAGGTTCTAAATAGGACCGTTCTGATAGCTCGCTGGCTGCTGACCACCCTGCACGGAAAACTCGTAGCATAAGATGGAAGAATACCACTTCCCGTTGTATTCCCTGGAAGAGACATCTGCCTTCACATGGACCATCTGCCCGGGCTGAAGCCTTGCAAACTGCTCTGCATTGTTCGTGTTTTCGCACGCAATTTTCTGCGTGTATCTTCCGTCGGGCACCTCGAATGCCACAGTTGCTCTTGACCAAGGGCCTCTTTGCCCAATCCCAGACTGAAGCGGGAGGACAGCAACCACCTTTCCTGTAAATTCAATCGTCATATTACTCGTTGTTTAATTTCACTATTCGCTTTCAACATCCGTGCCATCCGGCACCTCTTCGCAGTTTTCTTCGACAAATTTTCTGTAAGCGCATTCCGAACAGGTTACAGGAAGGTACCGCCTCGGCTGCTCCTCTACCTCCTCATCGCCGTCAAGTAGGCCGGCTTTGTCGGCCATCTTGAGGACGAACTCAGGATCGTCAGCGCTGTCGATATTGTCCGCCAAGCTCATCGCAAACTCAATGAGCTTCGTCTTTGCCTTTGCCTTCCGCTCCTCCAGCGAACCGGACACCTTTGCTTCTTCCTTCTTCTGATTCAAGAAATTGTCAAGCGTCTGCCTGTATGCGTCAATATAAGCAATGCATTCCTTTCTGGAGAAGAACTGTTTTACATACTCGTCAATCGCGGCCTTTGCCTTTGACGCAAGCATGTCCGGCCTAGCAAAGGTGACAAAAGCATCCTTCCTGGAGCATCCGGAAATGACAAACCAAGTCAATGCGGACTGTTCATCCTGTGTGAGTCCCGATACAATAGCACTCGGGCGAAGCGGTATTAAACTCTTAGCCATAATGCAAAGATACTACTTTTCACTGAAATAATCTGAAAGTATTTCCTTGAATTGTGCCAAACTACGGCACAAGCAATACTTGTACCCCTGAGACTCTACAAGTTTCTGCCAGGCGACTTGGTGAGAAGACTGTCTTCCATCCTCGTCTTTATACTCGATGCACAAACCGTGAAATCCATGGCGAGGGATAAGCATAAGCGTATCTGACACTCCGTGATAGACGCCCATAGACCTTCGGATTGCACCAGTGATCGCATTCGAGTCAGACCTAGTGTTCTCGTTAGGGACAGCAAAATAAAGTCCTCGATACTGCGGATAGTTGTTCCAGAAATACTCGTAGCAAGCCGCCTGGATTTTACCCTCCGGCATGGAATGGCCGCGCTTCTTCGGCTGCGGAGGGGTCTCAATGATCGGCATTCTTCAGTTTCTCAGCCTTCTTCCTGTACCATTGCGCCTTGGCGAGATCTTGCTCTGCAGAATTACCCTCCTTCAGCCCAGCACGCCATTCGTACTTGAATTCGTTGCACTCGCAGAAGCTGATGACCGCCTGGACACCGAACTTCTCAATCATAACATCAATGCACTCTTTCCCGTTCTTCTGGTAGTGTGCCGGATGGTTAACTTGGTCGCTCATATTAAAATGTAATGTCTATTCTTGTTACATACCGACAGTATGTTGCATCATACTCTTCGTAAATATGCACATCGGCCTTGGCTCCATATTCCCTCTCCAACTGTTCATGCAGTTCGAGGAACTTCTGCTTGTATTCCAATAGCGTCATATCAAAATTCGATTGTTATGCTCGTGACAAGAGGAAGACATTCTGGAAGC